GCAGGAATCCACTCTCATGTGAATCAATCTCGTGCATTGTCCATCCGTAGGTGGACTGCAGCCGCTCGTAGTAACGCAGTAAATTCCGATACGGGGAAAGAACTACGCCTCTTTCCCCGTCTCCCCGTTTGGGAGGTTCACCAGTTTGGAGAAGGTCAGCGACTGAATCCAACGGAAAAGGGAGCGCGTCAACGGTACGATGTCCGCGACCTCTACGTTTTCGTCGATGACTTCTTTCGTGACATCATCACGTCCGAATCCAAGGACAATCAGTCGGACGTGCTCGTCCAGAAAATCTTCAAGGCTCAGACCTTCCTTGTCGGCATCAAAAAAGGCAAGGAACTCGCGCCACACCTTCATCTTCGGAGGATTCGGCACGATCTCCCTGCCCGCAATATGCAGTATCGGTGTTTCCATCATGTCCTCCCTCAGACCTGCTCATACCATTTCGTCCCTGTCTCTGCGGCAAAGCCCGCCGCCTCCTCGTCTGCCTTGGCGTAAGAGAGCCCGTCCGAGAGACGGTAGATCGCCTTTGCCGTCAGTGTCGGCGTATCGAACTGGATGCTCTCCTGCTTCGAGTTGCCGCTCTCCGAGGGTTCCGTGAATTGGACTTTGTAGAATTTGGTGTATCTCTTCTTCCCGTTCCTCTTATCCGACTGGAAGAGGACGGCGAAGTATGGCGCGACATCATCCTTGCCCGCCTTCATCACTCCATTCTCGATGGCGTGTCCTAGAAGATAGGCAGTATACTCAAGCGGCAATGCGGCGGTATCAAACGTCAGATCGTATGATGCGGTATTCGATGCCGTATCCACGGACTGACCGTCGGCAAAAAGCTCCGCCTGATTCGTCTGGGGCTTGATGTCCACCTTGCGCAGGAGCTTCCCGAGCGGAATCGGAGTTTCGTAGGTCGCCGCCCCTCCTGCCACATCGGTGAGCATCTTCGCGATATGAAGTTTCTGGATGTTGATGAACTGCCCGCTTGTAAGATTCCCAGCGGGCTTTGCTGTTGGTGTTGGACTTGGCATTTTATTCTCCCTCCACTGCTGTTCTATAATCTGTGATCTCCACGAACATATCTTTCTCTGTCAGTTCCTGCGTCTGCGCCCGTACAAAACCGAGCGGCAGAAGCGCGTTCTGCACGGCGCGATGAATCTCTCCGAATCTCCCATCCTTCGTCAGAATGTGGATACGCACTGTCACACGCCGCTCCAACTCCATACCATCTGCCGAGAGCGCAGGAACGTCGGAAATGACGGAGTAAACGAGAATCGGATACGTCCCTGCATTGGGACTGCGCCCGTGGTAGATGCTCTTCTTTCCGTGAGCGAGAAGCTGCGTCAGCTCCTTCGAGCGCACAAGTTCCTGATACACCATCCGTGCCGTACTCATTTCCCCCTCCTCCGAATGGCAGACCTTACGGCATCGACGATGGCAGAACGGATCCCGTCCTTCTTGGCATCGAGCGCGGGATAGAGAAACGGACGGTTGATGTGTGGGCTGAATTCGACGAGTATACCGTAGAATACGGCATCCTGAGATTCCGCATCTGCTGCGATCCTCCAAACAGAGCCGTCCTTTCTGCGCAGACGTTTGTGGATGGAATCCCTCAGCGCACCTTTGACTACACGCTTATCTGTTCCCGTATAGACGGGACAGCGGTTCTTTGCCTCCGCGACCACATCGTCCGCTCCGTGTGCGAGTGCTTCCTTTGCCGCAGCCGTCGCCTCTGCGCCAAGCTCGGACAATATCTTCTCGGCAGAGACGAATCCTCGGTATCTAGCCATCTTCCACCAACTCCCTGCATTCCAGAACAAGCCATTGTTTCTTTCCTCCGAGCGGATACGGCGGCGCAATCGGTGTGAGTGTTTTATCTCCCCAACGAATACGATCCGTCACTCGTACATCCGCACAGTAACGAATGACTACACGATAATCCACCTCCTGCACCTTCTCCGCATACCCGTCGGATATTTTTGCCGCAAACGGCAGAACAAGCGCCCACGCCTTTCCGACTTCCTGCACAGACGAGGAGCAGATATTCCCCTCATCGTCCGTATCCGTCACAGGTCGCAGAATGGAAATTCGGTGACGCAGTTCACTCATCGACACCCTCACCTAAAAGACCTCCTTCCGCACACCGAAGAGAAGCGAGCGCAGCGTCAGCGCAAGCCCTCTGTGATCCGCTTCCTCCCGGTGCTCGTAGAGATAGGACACGGCATAGAGAATTGCAACGCGCACAATCGCCTGATCTTCGACCTTGGACAGCTTCTTCACGCGCAGTAACGCTGTACAGATCTGTTCTGCCGTTTCCGCAAAGTGCGTGAGGAGATCGTCCTCCTCATCCCCGTCAATCCGCAGATACTGCTTGACTGCTGCAAGCGGCACAAGCATAAAACCACCTCCCCTCTTTGCCGCAGATTCCATCAGCCCTTCATCTTGAGTGTCTGCACGGCTTCCTCAAGAACGAGCTTGCCGTCCACGCGCTCCTTCATGACATAGCCGACCATACCGTTGCCCGCAAACAGCTCCTTGAGTTCCTGCAGAGAGCGGGTGCCGCGATCCCCGATGTTGTAGTAGGAGTAATCGCCGAACGCAATGACGGTCTTGCCCGCCTCGACAGCGGGCATATACGCCGAAGAGTACACGGGATAGCCGAGCAGACGGTCGGGTTCGCCCATCTGGTAGGACGGCTGCCAGAAATACGCCCCATTCGCATCCTTGAGCTTTCGGATGCTTGCAAGCGTCTGGTCGTTGACGATGAATGCCGCATTCTTGCGGTGGGGACGCTTGAGGCTGTAGACGAGCGTCACGAGTTCGTCCGCCTTGATGTCTGCCGCCGCCGTGGTGACGGATGTCTTTGCCGAGGTGAGAAGTCCCTTCGGCTTGTGCGTCCCGTCGCCGTTCAGGAATGCATCCTCCTCTGCGTTGCCGAGTGCCTTGCCGAACTGCTCGATGAGGTAGTTCTCGAGGTTGAAGGCGTTGTCATAGAGCAGTTCCTCCGTCACCTTCACCGCAACGTGCAGCTTGTGCGCGTCGAGGACAATCTGGTCGAAGGTCGCGTCCCCGAAGGTGAGTGGCGCACCTTCCTCAATCCACGATGCCGCAGGTTTGGTGGCGGCAATGTTGATCTTGTGCTCCCCGCTTGTGGTAATCACCGTCGCAAGCTGGCGCAGAACGTTCTCCTCATTCAGAACGTCGATCAGACGCTGATCGTATTCCTCGGGAACGAGATAGCCGCCGCTGGCATCCGTCCCCTCCTGCAGGACGTTCTCCACCTGCCGGAAATTCGTACGCAGAGCCTTGAGCATTGCCGCACGGTATGCCTCACTTGCACGACCTGTCTTTTCTGCATTGAGAGATGCGCCCGGAGTGTTGGTGATTGCTGCCGTCACGGGCTTTGCGAGCTGCGCGTCGAGAATCGCTTGACGCTCCATGCGCTCGATGTCCTTGCCGAGCGCGAGCACCTCATTCTCCATTTGCTCATACGCCTTGGCATCTTCGGCTGTGAGATGTCCGTCCTTCTCATGAGAATCCAGAAACTGCTTTGCCTGTTCCCACATTTCTGCACGCTTCTCGCGCATTGCCATGATCTTATCCATGATCTTTTTCCCTCCGTTAATGTGAAATAGAAAAGAGCCGTCGTTTGATCGGCTCTGCATCGACATTATTTGTTTGTGTCCCCTGCCCGAATTTCGAGAGCAGAGAGTTCGTGACGGCGGCGCGGGAGAAGATCAGCCCGTCCGCCGCAGCACTTGTGAGATGTTCCCTATTCTCATAGAGAACGGAATCCGCAAACCCAAGCTCCACCGCCTTCTTGGCGTTCATCCACGTCTCGGCATCCATGAGACGTGAAATCTTCGCACGGGAAAGTCCCGTCTTGAGTTCGTAGGCATTGATAATGCTCTCCTTGATTTCAGAGAGGAACGTAATTGTCCGCTCCATCTCGTGCGTGTCTCCGATAGAAACGGTCATCGGATTATGCAGCATCAACAAACCTAGAGGAGAAATCTCGACGGTCGATCCTGCCATCGCAACGACGGATGCGGCGGAAGCGGCAATCCCGTCAATCTTGACCGTGACCTCGCCGGGATATTCCATCAGCATATTGTAGATCTGTGCCGCTGCATAACAGTCGCCGCCCGGTGAGTTGATCCAGAGGTCAATATCTCCCTCGGTGGCGTTCAGCTCAGAGCGGAACATCTGAGGTGTGACCTCATCGCCCCACCATGTTTCATCTGAGATTTCACCGTCCAGAAGCAAGATTCGCTTCTCTCCTTCGTTCCGTACCCAGTTCCAAAATTTACGCTTCATCGCTTTCTCCCTTCTACCTAGCGGCAAACAGCCCTGCGTCCCTCAGTTTCGTCATATTCCCGTTGATGAGATAGAGATCGCCACCCTCGTCCGCTTCGATGGGGTTCATGTCCTCAAGACTGCGGATGTCGTTCGCCGAGAGCCATCCGTTCTGCCGCCCGATGGCATAGCCCTCCATACGGCTCTTGTAATCTCCGCGCAGAAGCCCGTCCACATTGAAGCGGATGAAGTAGTCCTTCCGCTCCTTGTCCGTCAGCAGAGCCTTTTGAAGCGACTGCTCCCAACGAACCACCCACGGATTCAAAGTGTATTTGACGAACTCAAGCGACTGCTGCTCGATATTGGAAAATGAGGATTTCTCCAAGTCTCCTACCATATGCGGCGGCACACGATAGAGCCGTGCGATCTCGTCGATCTGGAACTTCCTCGTCTCTAGGAACTGCGCCTCCTCGGGTGGAATGGCAATCTGCTGATACTTTACACCTTCCTCAAGAACAGCAATCCTGCCCGTGTTCATCGTGCCGCCGTAAACGGCGTGCCAACTCTCACGGAGCTTCGACGGGTCTTTGAGGACACCCGGATGTTCGAGTACGCCACCCGGACGCGCTCCGTTCTTGAAGAATGCCGCACCGTATTCCTCCGTTGCAAGCGCGATCCCGATGGCGTTCTTTGCCATAGCGATTGGACTGTAGCCAACCAGACCATCGAAGCCGAGTCCCGGAATGTGAAGTACATCCTCACGTCGCAGACGAATCTGCCCCTTGTCCGCAAAATTCGGAT